CACCCAGCACAATGTCTGTGGTCTCAACGTCTACGAGGTCAACCAACTGGCGCACACCAGACTTGGGTGCATCGATGTCGCGTGCAACGTACAAAGGACCTGAGGTGGAGGACAGCATGTTGCTGTCGCGCATGTGTTCCCACAAGCCCTTCCATCCTTCGATGATCTCAGACTGCCTGTTGAGGTCAACATCTGCCTGTACCACCAGCTGGATGTTGTCAGCACCTACAGGTATGGCATCTCGAATTGTTCTGACATGGTTCTCTCCTGTTAATGTGAGAAGGGGAGCCGAAGCCCCCCGTCATTAGATTAAACTGAATCAGCTACCCACATCTGAACGACATGCTCATCTTCGGTACGTGTCGCACCAGCAGTCCATTGACTGAACACCTGAATCATGTATTGCTTCTCAGGGTTCTCAGTAATACGGGTGAACGTATCCTGATTGACAGCGATAGCCAGACCACGACGGGTGTAGGCAAAGCAGCGCAGGTCAGTGCCCGGGACATCAGCTTCCAGCATATTGGACACGATCCACGTAAAGCCCAACCAGTTCGGCACAATGCCATACTGTTGCAGTGCTTGGATCTGAACGTAGTCTGCACTGGTGTTCTCAGTGAGCTGCATCAATTTGCGGACCTGCGTCGGACCAACCACGATAACCTTGGCTTCGTCGGGCATGACCTCATTCTTCATGAAGGTTTCCTGCACCTGTGTGACCAGATCGAACGTGATCGGCGTGGTGCCGTCGCCTACGATTTGACCGGGCAAGAATGTTACTGGTGAGCCTTCGCCATCAGTAGCGTCACCAACTGCTGCCTCGATAAGGATCTTATCGTAAGCACGCTTCATGGCGTTACCTTGTGACTGGGCGTAAGTTGACTCTGGATCGACCAGCATCTGCACTTTGTCTTCGTGCTCAACGGTCATGGTGTGGTTGAAGGTTCGTGGTGTCGCAACTCTGCGGCTCCAGTCATCGTCGATAGGTGTGGTCGCTACACGGCGGCCAGTCTTCTCAACTGCTTCAGATGGACCCAGACGCTCGAAGTTATACGCTTCACCACCGCTTGATACTTCATAGCAGTACGGGCGTAGACGTGACTCGGATTGTTGGGAAATGTGGCGCACGTTATCTTCGTATTCTTGGATAAACGCACTGTCGATTGTGATAGCCATGGGGCTTGCTCCTGTGTATCTCTGGTGTCCAGAGAATGAAAGTTAATATCATTCACTCTGGGCATGCCCGGAGATCCGGAACCGCTTGGCTGAGGTCAGTTTTGCGCCATGACTGTGTTGGGCGTGTCGTCAGACCCTGAGGGGATACCTGACTTGGTAGAGCACAGAATACTCCCTGCGCTCCACCACTGTCAACTACGAGTCTACCACCTGACGGCCACCTACTTGGAACCCGCCCCCCGGGTAAGCCTTCTTGTACAGGACACGACGTGCTTCAATGAGCCTCTTCATCTCGGCACGCTTGCTGCCGTCATGAGACTTCTGCAGCTCAGAGATACGACCTGTCAGCTCTGCGATCTGGTCCTTCGCTTCAAGAGTGGTGGGCTCTGGCACACCATCAGCCTGCTTCAGTAGCTCGGAGCCTTCACCACCCAACGCCTTGCCCAAGTTGAACAGGGAGGTCATGGTGGCTGCGCTCATCTGGTCTACAGGGATGAAGTCGAGGAACGTGCCCCTGACCTTCTCTACGATCTTGACACGCTCAGGCCACGCTGATCCCCACTCGCCTTTCAAGGTGTTGATACCCTCAACCCTCTGGGCCTCACCGGCTTCGCGCTGCTTAACCAGCATGACGTTCATACCTTCATCGAGGCCCTTCATCTGGGCTACGGACAGGTTCTGTGACAGTGCCAGCTCACCAAATGCAGCAGCCGTCTCAGCATCAGTGCCCTCACCGAACTCATACCCGGTGGCATCCTCAGGACGACCGAGCTGTGTGTACAGGGCATTCATTGCTTCAACGTCATCAGCCTCTGGGCGTGGCATAACCTTGCCAGCAGTACGCTCGCTCAGTTTGCCGTAGAACTTGGTCCAGTCTTCAGTGCTGGCATTCTCCCCGGGTGCGAACAATCCTGTGCCGAACTTGGAACGCATGTGCTCGATCCTCTCGAATCCTGCTGCCATGTCGTCGGCTGTTTTAAATTCATCCCATGCCCGGACATCTTCAGGTAGACCTTCACGCCAATCAGCACCAGCACCACCAGCACCGCCGCCCTCACCAGCTCCTCCCGATCCTCCTGCCGCTGCTGCGCCATCTGATCCAGCCTCGTCTTGGAGTACATAATATTCTCCTCTTCGTCTCATTGTTACTTCTCCACTATGCCGCGTAATAGAACCATCACATCACGACGACCAGCATGGCGGGATAGCTTGGCCTCGTCTGTTGCAGTGTGTTGGTTATGATAGAACTGGTCCATTAACCAGTCGTAAACTTTAGCCCCGTCTGCGGTGTTGAACACCCGCTCGGTCAGCTGCCTCATGTCCTTCTGCTTCTTCAGCAGGGTAGCTGCTGTAGGCTTCTTATCGATCATGGTGTAGCCCCTTGATTAATGGGCACGACGTCAGCACCTTGCCCAGACCCGGGTGGTGCGGATAGACCTCCTGCCTCCATTGCTTGGGCACCTTCACCCATGGAGGTCATCGCCTTGCCCTCCTGCTCTGCGATGGCAGCGGTCTGAGCTTCAGCCTGCGCCTCTTTACGCTCATCTCCCTTCTGCTCAACCTCATCCACACTGTTCATCAGCTTGGCAGGTACACCACGCAGCAGTCCCACTTCTCGGGTCGCTGCAGTAGCATCAGGCACGTCGAGCACGTCCGGATAGATCTCAGACAAGGCACCAACACCTTCCAGCCAGCCCTCGATAGATGCGGCCTGCTCTGCCTTCTGACTGCGGGGGATAGGACCTGTGTACTCGATGTCCATGTCGCTCTCCTGCTCCATCAGTACAGATGGTAGCTCAGGCAACTGCCCTGCACGCAGCAGGACATTGAACGTGCGCTGGATCAACGGATCGAGCAGGTCAGATTGGATACGACCGATGGTGGGCCCTAGGGTCTTCTGCATCAGCTGCCAGCGTCTCTCGACCTCAGTGGCAGTCATGGCTGGTGACTCCTTCAACTCCAGCTGATCACCGAAGAATGCTTCAACGATGGATCGCTGCAGGTCCAGTATGCGGTCCTTGGATACGTCGAACCGGGCACCAGTGACGATGGGCTTCAACCCGTCCATGTCAGACACGACGGTGAGGCCTCCTGCTTCCTGATCTATGTCCGACATTAAGCCGTTCTCTGTGGTCATCATGGCCGGGTCGATGGCCTTCTCAATGGAACGCTGATCCATGTACACCATCTCATTCAGTGTCAGGATATCAGCCAGACCAATGTGTGCAGGACCATGGCCCCACATGCTGCCTGATGTCTTGGCGAACCGGGTGATAAAGGCTGGCATTTCATAGTAGCCACCCTCCTCTCCCAGCATCTCTCTGGTCCGACGCAGCACGTACTTGAACCCGTATGGCCGGGCCAGTGGTGCAAGCATCTGACTGGTGTCTTCGTCCTTCCTGTTCGGTCGTTGGTAGATGCAGAAGACCACATCCTCCTTCGTGTCGCACGTTGAGCTGGCAGCAGCACGGTTCTTGATGTCCTGTGGTAGCCCTGCCTCGCCGAACTTATCGACAATCTGCAGTGGTGTGTACTTCAGCCTACGGTATATGCGGAGCACGGCACCATCAGCACCCTCCTCGAAGAAGATCTCCTCCTGTGGCACGGCTTGGAAGTTGATACCCTCCCAGTCATTCTCGTTCACCACCTCTTCGATCAGCGTGGTGGTAGCAAAGCTGCACATATCGGTGTAGCCCTCTGCCATCTCGAGGTTGAAGTTGGACTCCTGCAGTGCCCGGTACGTCCGCTTGGCTGACTCTTCCAACCACTCGGTTGCCTCTTGGTCATCCTTCAGGTCCTCACTGCGGAATGACAGGTTGAACCACAGCGTACTGGGGCTGGTGAGGTTGGAGTGCAGGTTAGCTGCCAGCCTGCGACAGGCCTTGACTGCGGTATCGTCATATATGTCACGACGTCTCCACTCCACCTCGTTCTCGGATGCATTGGTCTTGAAGAAGTCACCACGGTATGGCACCACGAACTGCTCGATGACCTGCCATGTCTGCTCCACGACCTTGCGGCCCCCCTCAAGCACGGAGAGCCGTGCCACTACGTCTGCTGCTTTCATTAGCTTTTCCTGCCGTATTGGCGTCGTTTAACTGAGTATCGTTTGCTGCCGGTGTTGCGCACTACCGGGGACTTCTGGATGTGCACGTTGGCATAGATGACTGCGTCACCTCGGTCCGTGCTGCGGCCTAGTCGCTTGATTATGTGCTTTTTGCCCTCGACCTGCAACACGTTGCCCTCGTGGATCTCGAACGTGGGTGCACACAGGTCAGCCTTCAGCTTGTTGTCTGGTGGTAGTGCGATGTTGTTCCCTGATGCCGGGTCGAGCACCTCCCGGAACTGCCAGTGCCACATCGCACGCTTGTTCCTGTACCTGAACGTGCCGGTGCGATCCCTGACTGCATTGCTGCTCTCTGACCCGGTCATGGGCTCACACTGTATCTCGTTCTCCCGGAGGGTATCGACCACGCTGGTGCCCACACCAATCGCATCAACCTGCACTGGGCAACCGTTGCGCCTGATCGACACAATGCGACCCACCAAGGTCGGACCATCAGGAACCTCGTGGCCCGGTATCACGGTGAGAGGAGCAAACCAGTTGCCATGACGTGGTGCCAGTATCGACTCATCCATGCCACCCCGGGATACATCGACCCCCATGGCATCCATCGCTGCATGCTCTCCCTCTGGTGTCCATCGGTCCATAGCAGCCTGCACCCAAGCAGTGGGTATGACCTGCCATGCATCGTCCTCCACACCTGCGAGGAAGTCGCCGTACAGCATCTGTGATCGTAGTGGCTCTGGTAGTGATTGCAGTGTGGTCATATAGCCTGTCCCCGTAAGGTATGGATTGTCGGTGATCCGTGATGGAATGAACGTGCGTGACATGGGTGTGATGAGCTCCTCGTTATGCAGGAAGGTATCACCACTCTCCACCTCGAGATCCTCCCCGGCTATGGTAGCGAACCACCTCAGCTCCCCGGGCTCTGCACGGTTGTGGTGTTGTGGGTCCAGCCATGGCCCGAAGAAGTCTATGATCCACATGCCCTCAGCTGCAGTGGGAGGGTTCGAGCACATCAGGGTCCTACACCGCTGGCCCGGTATGGTAGTACGCACCCAGCCCATCAGGAACCGCACCTGCTCCTCCCTCAGGTTGGCTGCCTCATCCAGCACCAACAGGTCACGCGGGTTGCCTTGGAACTTGTTCTCATCCCCCGGGTTGGGTACACCACCGAACTGCATCTGGCGTGCCTTGCCAGTGTTGAACCGCCAGATCTTGTTCTGACCACTGAAGCCATCCCTGCCCCCAAGGATATCGGAGACCCGGTCATACACCCCCAGCAGCTGCGTCGCCTCCTGTCTAACGAATAGCGTGCGCCTGTGCTCCGTCATAGCCAGACCGATGGCGAGGTCTGACTTACCCCCACCTGCAGCACCACCGTACAGTGTGACATCAGCCAAGCACTCTGCTGCTGCTGTCTGTGGACCCGGCAGTGGCATCCAGATCGGCTGCTCCTTGAGCATCTCAGTACCATAGTGCCTCAGCTCTGCATCCGTCATGCCTTCTATGACCGCATCCAGCTCCTCATCTTCAGTCATCGTGGGACCTCACCAGTGCTATGATCGCCTCAGCCTCAGTGCTGGTGATGGACTCCACTTCGATAGGGAATCCATCATCGTCAAAGGCCTTCACATTGTCCACCAGTGCCATTACCTGCTCGACTAGTTCATCCATTCGGGTACGTCCTCATCATCGACTAGGGTGCCCTTGAGCACCTCTGGTGCATCATCGGGTACGGAGGCCCTCACTCTATCACTGAACAGCTTATGTCGCAGCCTCTTCTTGAACTCGACCATGTCCATCATCGGCAGGTCCTCGTCCTCCTCGATCTCCAGACCCAGCAGTGCGTGCTGGTCAATTGGCTTGAGGTTGGGCATGACTTTGTCCATCCGCTTCCAGTTGGAGTCCAGCACCACCTTGAGTGTCGCCACCACCGCAGTATCCGGGCTGATGAGCACCATCTGCATGTCACCATTGGGCGTGAACACCACCTGAGGGACGCACATCGCCATCAGCTGATCCTCGATGCGAGCTATCGTGTTGAAGGTCTTCGTGAAGTTCAGCTTATCGCGGAACTCTTCCCGGTTTATCTTCTTATTAAACTCCCGCCTTTTCGCGGTCGCTAGTTCTCTTGCCATTGTAAATACCTATTAATCATTGTTTATTGATAGCCAGATCTAATGAATCACACCAGACCCAGCACCCTCGCTCCTGTCTCCACTGGGGACATATCGCTCCACTCAAGCGATCTCTCAATGAGAAACCTGTTAAATCTGCCCAAGCCTTACACACACTGTACACGTCGTAAGTATCCACACCACCCTACAACCCGCACTACACTTACCTACTTACTCACTTACGGACTATATAGGGGGTATGTGATCAAGAGAGCACCCAAGTACCTGCCTCATGACAGGTAATCAGGTAAATCGCTCGAGTCAAGCGAGCTTACGGTGGAACTTACACCAACCCCTCTAAACTCCTCTGGCCCGTAAGAATCGACAGATCCCTCGTAAGGTTCCTCAGCCGGGTTCACCACTCGCACATAGTTGGCCCTGCCTGCCTTCCTCAAGATATTCTGCCTCACCATGTGATACAGCCTCTGGTCAACAACGCCCTTCGACAGCCCGGTGTGTATTTCCACCTCTTGAGGCGAACGAGCCCCAGCATCGATGGCCCTGAGTATCGCCGTTCGGGTATCGCTCTGATGATCCTCAGCAGCCACCTCACGGCTTGCCAGTGTCCACATGCCGTCATCACCCTGACTCAACGGTATCGGTGCTTGGTTCTCAACGTCACGAGCATGGATGTGCAGCTCTACGCCGTTGTCCCCCTTCATCAGCACGAACACATTATCCATACCGGCGTTGAGACCATTAGTGCCTGACGTGGCCTCTGAGCTGTCCTGTGCGTACTTGGCTGCGTGGTGCACGAGTATGATCGACAGCTCTGGGTAATCGGCGCAGATGGCCTTCAGCTGCTTGCCTACACCATAGTCGAAGTCGAACAGGCTGGTGTTGGTGGCCCGGGAACCACGGATGCGTGCGAGTACATCGATACAGATCACCCTGAGGTCTGGTGTGCGCTGCAGTAGGTCACGGATCTGATCGACCAGCCCACTGTCCAGCCTCTCAGCCTCAGTCAGGTGGAAGAAGTTACCGGCGAGCTGACCGGGTGCGATGTTCATGGACTGGCACAGCTTCAGGGTCCGTGTCTTGATGCGGTGGTCGGAGTCCTCGAGGGCCATGTACAGGCATTTGGACTGCTGCACTGGATGGCCGAATATCTCACCACCGACGGCGATGCGGAGCATCATGGCGTGGACCAGCCAGCTCTTGCCGAACTTGGGCTTGCCTACCAGCATCGATACACCCGGAGGCAGGAAGTCATCTATTAGCCAGCGAATGGGTGCGAAGTGTCTCAGCTCCAGATCAGCGAAGTCGGTCATCACCAGTGGTCTGACCTGACCCTCCTGCAGCTCAGGGGCTGGTGTTCCATTGTCTGGAGGGATGACCACGTCGAACACATCGACTGCAAGGTCCTCGGTGTACCGCTGCACGGCGAGCATCAGGTTGTTGTCCCACAGGAATGGGATGTACTTGTGCTCTGCGTTGCGATGACGGGCCGTGTAGGCCATCACCTCTGGAGACTGTAGCATCATGCCCATGATCAGCCCGGGGGAGTGGTTGGAGCTGAGGAGCCGCAGGCAGATGGTGAGCATCTCACTGGACTGATCAGAGCCGGGTGTGAACGTAATTGGCGTGAATCCTGTGGGTGGCGATAGTATCTCGGGCCGGGGCAGCTCCTTTTGAACGGAGGAATCTTCTACGCTAACTGGGAGTACGTGCTCCTCGATGTAGCTGCTGCAGTCTGTAACCTCGTGCTGAGAGATCACGTCACCGGTGATCGTCACGAACCGGGGTGAGTGCCCACAGTACACCTCAACAGGCTTGGTAGTGTCTCTGGTGACCTGACCTTGGCTGATGATACGCATGCCCACACCACTGGGTGATCGTTCGATGTAGGTGGGGAATGAGAGCCAGTAGTCCCATGGTCGGAACACCTCGTCATCCACGTCGATGTAGGTCAGGTTATCCTCGGGCCGTATGAGCACCCCTATGCCGTTGAACACACCGGGGCGGCTTTGGTATGTGTGGACCGCCTGCTCGAACGTGAGCCAGTCAGCAGGGCTGTTGCTGCCTATGTTCCGCAGGCCATTGCTGCTGATCTTGTCAAACTTGTCGGGCCGCTTGATCTTTGGAGACGCATGCCAGACGCACCATACGCAGTGCTGCTTCATGTAGTCTGGGATGTTGTCGAACTCTGGGACAGGGCCAAAGCCGTGAGGGTGCGCGATCCCTGAGTGTGTGGTATCATTCATGTTCTTACCTCCGAGGGTAGGTTTTTACTTGTTGTGAATACAATGCTTGGCCCCTGCTAACCCGGGGGCCTTTTTTATGGGGCATCAGAAACCGGCAGCTTGCCTCGGTTCTGGTGTGTTGGAAGTTCCACAGGCTTGTGTCCCCGGGTATCCAGCAGGAATGCCAGTATCTTGGTCAGGTGAGGGTACGACGGGTCAGTGGACCGGCCATTGTACAGGGATCTCATCGTGGACCGGGACACACCAGTGGACTCACTCATGTATGCGGAGGTCAGCTGCCTGCGCTTAATCTCAATCAAGCACCAGTCCCACGGGCTGCGTAAAGCCACCAGTAGCTCTTTGTTCTTCATCTGTCTCATGTCGTCTGTTTTCCAGTTAGTTGTAAAGGGGGGTGATACTACCATGTCATTTAATTTGCATCAAGGGGTTGACAGCAGATTGTCACCCCTGCTACGATGCCCTCTCTCAAACACAACAACACAGGAAACAACAACATGACAACTATCAACAAAGCGACCTACGGCATACGTCTTAACAGCAACAAGCTGATCGAAGACTTCTCTCACACAGTGACCGTGGAATCAGCAGTCTGGGAAGACAACGAGTATCTGGATGGCATGAACCTAGACCTCGTACTGTCCGCAGTTATCACCGAGCTGGGTGACAAGGTCCGAGACCTAGTGTCTGAGGTAATGCTGCTGGAGATGGAGATGGAAGACGAAGAGGTCAACACCACTGACGGCCTGAAATACGAAGACGTGTTCATAGTCGGTGACCTGATCCGCGCTTATGATTTCCAACCAATACCCGGGCGTCCTGACATGTTCGTTGAGGGCGTGGTGACTGGCACCCTGACTACCCGAGAGGGTGCGTGGGTCTACACCATACTGGCTACCAATGACAGCGAAGAAGGCCTTGGCCGCAAAGGGCAGGAGGTCTACGTGCCCATGGAAGTCTCTTTCAGCGAGTACGCTGGCCGCATCGTTAAAATATAACCCACCGAGGATCAGAACATGCCAATGAGAAAAGGACACCACATCACTGCAGTTAACCCCGGCTACTACTTGTACCGGGGTTGGGAGCTCATCCACTCAGGTGCCAAGTGGCAGCTGCGCCGGAGCGTACAGGACAACTGGACCGTCGGGTGCAAGACCCTGACCAAGACCATGAGCACCATCGACGACCACGAAGATCACCGCGAGGAGGAGTCATGAGCACCATCGTCAGAGAGCACGGAGGCATCAAGCTGGGTGACCGGGTCGAGTTCAAGGCCAAGCGTCATCCGGACCCCATGTTCGGGACCGTGCGCCGGATCGCCCGGGGCAACTACGAGGCCTCGTTTCAGATCATCAGCGAGCGAGCTGGTGTGACCTACCGGATCGGATACAACAGCATCGCCCGGGTCGCTAACCTGAGGGCACCTGAGAAGCCTGTTTTCAATTAATTTGCATCAGGGGGTTGACAGTCTCTTGTCACCCCTGCTACGATGCACTCTCTCAAACACAACAACACAGGAAACAGCGACATGGCACTAGCAAACACAACACTGACCCCGAACAAGACTTACAAGACTGTAGCCAACATGGAACGCGCTCTGAAAGATATCCCCGACTACGTTGAAGGATCTCACTACAAAGGTGCTGTAAGTTACTACACTGCATGGACCGAAGACGGTCGCTGCTACCCCATCTTCATGGGCAACCCAGCACTCTGGGGCCTGCGCCTTTTTGAACGTGGCTTCATCTGCGTATCTCACTAAACCAACCAGCCCCCTCCGGGGGGCACAACTCTCAAACACACAGGGCTACAGACATGAACTTGACTACCAACGCAGTGCACCACCAGACTCCTTGCGCCACTTCAGTATTGCGCTTCTTCGGTGTGAAGGGTGTAACTTGGAACGACCGCACCAAGCGCAACGTATGGGACGACACCATGCGCAGATCCGGTTACTCAGTACGCAGCCGCACCTCGCAGTTGCGCAAAGCTGAGAAGACTGTAGGAGCCAGCCGGGCACGCTTGGCTGAGATCGCAGCGAAGGAGCCAGCCATCTTGGCCTTCGTCATCCGAGTCCAGAACCATGTGCTGGTAGTGGATCGCACAGGTCAGACCATCGTGGACACAGCACCTCGCCGGGCTGATCGCCGGGCCATCAAGAAGGTCATGGCAGTCTTCTATTCATAACTAATTTGTATCAGGGGGTTGACAGCCTCTTGTCACCCCTGCTACGATGCACTCTCTCAAACACACATACAGGAATACAGACATGACAACTAGCAACCCAGCAAACGACATATACCGCACGGTCACAGTAGACGACGGCCATGGCAACACCAAGCCTCTGGACCGCGTATCGTTTATCCTGTACACCACCAACGAGGCCATCTCTGCGATGAACCGGGTTAACGTCCACGGGTACGACAACAGCATCGCATTAGCTGAGGCGACTGCAGCCTACCGCACCGCACTGATCAAAGCAGTCGGCCAAGACTTCGACGACCAGTACGACTTACAGAACGGCGCAGGAGAGTAGCACCATGAGACTAGAACTGAGCAACAATGCCGAGCTGGTGATCCAAGCGAACAACCAGCCCGGCGACTACGAACTGGTGAACCGGGTCGCAGAAGAGATGGCGAAAGACAGCAGCATCGACATCGCATCAGCTGACGATCAGGAGCAGTGGGTCCACCTCTGCGCTCGCTGGGATTACTTCCAACGTGAGGAGCTGCGGGACGCATACTACGCAGCCAAGAAAACACTCTCAATCAACTAACACAGGATACCGACATGACTACTGAATCAAAACCTTACCCCGCAGTCCGCATCTGGGGGCAGCAACTGGGCAGCTACGGCGGCTACATCCAACGCCAAGTGGATCTGGCTAATGCTGAGAACGCACCAGCTGACGCCACTCACCGCAGAACAGACGGCTCTTGGGCCACCCTGTCAGACATGGAGAACACTCCCCTGTTGAAGCGCATCGCCTTAGAGCTGTGTCACCAGCTGCAGGCATTGGAGACTATAAAATGAAGCAGCCTGAGCACTATGAACTGAAGCAGTGGTTGGCCTCTAACACCATCACTGGGTTGCGCCTGTACTATTACCAGACAGGCACCGACACTGCAGATACCGACTGGGAACTCACCACAAAGGAAGGCGAGACCCTCAGGGTCCTTGCTAGTACCGTTGAGCCTCTGGTAAGGGTCTCACCAAACTGGGTTCGTGTGCTGTACCTTGATGGTGTCTACGCCCGGGAGGTGGAGAAGTACCAAGACTTCGCCAAGCGTGAAGCCAAAGATCTAAAAGAGTTCGCTCGCCTGAAGGAGAAGTTCAAATGAAGAATCCATTAACTGGTGAAGAGTTCTACGCGAAGCTGAAGCCCGAGATTGACAAGCAGGTGTCCTCGATCTCTGAGGATTCCATCCTCTGGGATGGCCGGATCGAACTGGAGCTGATGGAGAGGGACCCCAACGTCCGCGTCACCCAGTTCATCCGTCTGCTGTTCAAGATCGATGGAGACCTCGAGACCTACTCTGCTCTGGACCTGCGCATGACGCAGCCATCCACCGGGTACTACTCACGCATCAAGCGAGAAGAGGTCCAGCGTGCCCGGGTGAACCGGTCCGAGTATCGTGTGTCCTCGGGTAACTTCCCCCAGAGAAAGGACGGCACGTTCAACTACGCCAACCTAGCCAACCACCTGATCAAGGAGCTGGAGTACAAGGCTGTAGTCCTCCGCAGGAGGGAGAAGCAGGCCTCCGGCATAGCTGTGGCTACCACTACCCGGGACACGTTATACAGGCAGATAGGCATCGCCCCGAGCAACAGGTTCCTCGTTCCTGATACGTCTGGCCGGGTACGTGTTAACCTCCCCCACCTAACCGAGTCACGTCTGGCCGGGTACGTGTTAACCTCCCCCACCTAACCGAGTCACAGGCTCGGAAAGTAACAGAGCTGGCAGTAGAGCTGGGCCTCGTTAAACTGGAGGAGAGGTCGTGAGCAAGTACGAAGACGTCAAGGCAGTGCTGGTGGTTCCACTACCCAACCCAGTCACCGGGGCCATGATCGGTCCGACGTTCACCATAGAGGAGCTGATCGAGGAAGCCGACTGCGGCAGATCAACTGCGTACCGGGCCATCATGTGGCTCCGTGCGCACGGGTTCAATATCAAAGTCTATAACTCACGTTACTACTACGCACCGGGGGTGCCTAAGCTATGAAAGTATTCGTTACCAAGATCGATGAGGGGCGTGTTGTCCTCGTCACCTACAGCTCGCAGAGGGCGTTCGTGGAGGACAACAACTGGTGGTGTGATCCATCATTCATCCACATCGCCACGTCGGATATCCTGCACGGCTTTGAGGAGGCGGGTGTAGGCTCCTGCATCCAGTACACGGATGACGAGAAGGCATCACTGGCCCTGATGCGCGAGGCAAGCATCAAGCACCGTAGACGGAGGACTGGCAAGTGAGCAAGCCCCTGAAGTGCGGCAAGTGTATCCAGTGCTGCCAGTGGGGTGACGCAGACTCTCTGCGGCCCGTGCTGCTCCCTCACGAGGTGGCCCACTACCAGAGTGAACTCGTGCACGGGCTCCCCCGGCTGGCAGCAGGTGCTGTCATCAGGGAATGTGTGTACCTCGACTGGGATGGGTGCAAGATCCACGACACCAGACCGCAGGTGTGCCGGGACTTTGACTGCAGGAGGTTGTATCAGGACACGTCCGAGGGGCATGGTCTGGTGTTTATTAAGATTCTATTACAGGGCGCACTGCGCTCAGAGGACGACAAAGATGAGTGATACCGATGACGACAAAGGCTACACAGCCGAGTACCGGGAGATCAACCCGGACCTAGTACCCATGACCCGGGACGAAGTGACTGCCAAGTGTGGTGAGATCAGAGAGCTGATGGATAGCCTCGGGTGCAACTTCCTCGTAGTGGTCGAGGGGGGTGCTGGATCGATGTGTACCCTCGGCAATAACCTTGCCCCCACCTTCGGACTGCACACCATGCAGACTCTCTGCGCCGGGGTGTTCTCGGGCCGGGCTGATGGTGATGAGCTGAATGTACTCGAGGCGGTGGCGAAGTCGATTGCACCCAAGCTGGGAGCACCACCCAAGGAGGAGAAGCGGATCATCGTGCCGGGTAACCGGAGCCTTAATTAAACTTATTTGCAATTAGGGGTTGACAGCTGGATGTCACCCCTGTTAAGGTGTGCTCTCTCAAACACACACATACAGGAAACAACAACATGGCTACTAACTACACACGAGTATTCGACCTACCCCACCGCGATCAGGTGCTGTTCACTTACGAAGGACCCATGCAAGAGTTCGACGCAGCCTGCGCTGTGATCTTCAACACAGAAGTAGACCACCGCATCGGGATGACCAGAGGCATCGGATGGATCGAAGCAACAGCCAGCCAGCTGTCTGACTACCAGCGCAGCTGCGTCGCACGTCCTATCTTCTCACTACCTATCGCAGGAGATGTATCATGAGCCGCCTGAGCACCCCTGCTTCCCGGGAGGGAGGCAAGCGTTGGTACTGCGGTCCCTTCGCATTCGCTGCGATCACAGGGGCTGGCTTCGAGGAGGCCCGTCGCAAGATTAACGAGGCACGCAACCTCCCGGCCAACCGGGGCATCACGGGTGTGGGCAACCGCACCATGATTAAGGCACTGCGTGGTGAGGGCCTGAGCATAGTCACCGACTACCGCAGAACTAACAGCGACACCAAGCACACGTTGAACAGCTGGTTGAAGTCCATGTCCCGACACGACCGGGGTGTTTATCTGGTCGAAGTTACCGGGCATTGGATCACTGTGGAAGGACGCAGTCTGGTGATCGACAACCATACGAAGCACCCAGTGTCAGCGTTCACCGCACCATGGCAGCGCAAGCAGGTGCATGTGGCCTACCAGATAATGGGCCTGACAAGATAATATCAATTAATTGCAAATAACTGTTGACAGCCTCTTGTCACCCCTGATAAGATGCAGTCTCTCAAACACAACAACACAGGAAACAACGAACATGACTAACTTAATGTACAACTCAGCCACTGACACTGTTATCACTCGCTCAGAAATGGCTCAACTTCCACTACCCCAAGCAATGGGTCGCTTCCACCAGCCTTACTCGTTCAGCGAATACGTTGAGCAGGTCCACGAAGCACTGGACATCGAAGGTCTGCAGGCTGGTGTTGAAGAGTACGCCATCCAGAAAGATGGGCAGCGTATGTTTGGTCTGATGACCATCGAGCCTAAGCCTCTGAAGGGTGAGCTGATCACTGCCTCCGACTGGAACCTGACTATGGGTATCCGTGGATCGCATGACCAACGCATCCCTCGCGGCATCACTCTGGGCTCTCAGGTCATCGTATGTAGCAACCTGTGCTTCGGTGGGAACATCGGAACATTCAACACCAAGCAGACTACAAACATCCGTCAGCGCATACCTACACTGATCCGCAATGCGATCTCTCAGGTGCCTGAACTGGCTCATGATCTGGAAGAGCAGTACGATGCATACCGCAACGCAGAGTTCAAGCCTCGCTGGGGTGATGCTGCACTGGTAGAGATCCACCGTCGTGGTGGTCTGGCTGCTCCTCAGCTGGCCCGTGCTATCGCTGAATGGGACCGCCCCTCTCACGAGGAGCACGCGGAGCAGGGCCACTCAGCATGGCGTCTAATGAATGCATGCACCGAGGCCCTCAAGCCTACCGGTATGCAGGGCAACATGAATGCCGTGCAAGAGCGTAGCCAGAAGGTCATCTCCTTCCTCGACGAAGTTGTCGGTCTTTAATTCAACCCGGGGCAAGGATGCCC